ACGTAGTCATTCGCCACGATGTTGACACCCATGTCCGTCCACTCTGCTGATGCGATCTCGAATAAGCCGACAGGAATCCATTCCGTGTCTGTCTGTTCTGTTTCCTCGTCGTATATCTCGACACCCCAGAACAGAGTTATCGTCTTGCCGCCCCATGACCCTCTCGGGATTGCAACATTGATGAATGTTGCTTGGAGCTGACCGATATATGCAGAACCGAAGGTCACGTCCGACGTGTCAGAGCATCTGTTCGAGATGCTCATTGATAGCACGTTCGAGTCGGTAAACAGAGCCGAGCCGATAGTCCCTCGGACGTGCTCGACCCTTGTGTGCTTTTTCAGTTCTGCTAAAAATGCATTTGATACTTCATACATCTTCAGAACTCCTCAAACCTTAAAGGGACTACCCAGAGTCCCTGCGTATTCTCAACAAGCTCCGAGCCTGCGACCATAGAGACCTCGCCATTCAGACGAAGCCTTCCACTGTATGAGACACCGTCCACCTCGCAGGTGCATTCATTCGCTTTGCACTTGCCGAGGAGTGTGTCCCTCATTCCTGATGTGCAGTTGAACGTGCCGCCCCATGATGCACGGTTCAGCCTTTTCACGTTCGCCATCTGCTCTCCTGCCTCGTTTGAGAAGACGTTCTCGTCCGGGTTAAGAGCGAAAGTGAACGAACCGCTCACAGGGTTCGGCATCCTCACGTTGTCAATCTTCAAAAACTTATCTAACATTAGACACCTCCTGATCTGAATGCTTCCATCTGTTGAGCGGAAAGGACTGCGGTCGCCAGTGTAGTCGTGCCGACCTGAACATTGATGATGTATGTTCCCTTGTTGCCGAGACCGCCTATCTGATTAGATATTCCGCTCAATACACTCGAATAGTCGGGATATTCGTTTACTCCTGCGATGACCCCTGCCGTCTGTGTGACTGCCGCCTCAAGTGTAGGCAGCTCCGAGGTCATACCTTTTGCGAAGAGGTCGATCATATCGGGCATAAATGTGTGTGCGTTCTTCAAAGGTCCGATGTCAGGCTCGGAGAAGTGGAGGTAAGATGCGATAGTCGATGCGACTGAACGGACTCCGTCAACGAGCCTCGGGATCGCATTCGTGATACCTCTGACAAGTGAATAGATGAAATCCTTGCCCCACTGGATCGCCTTGAGCGGAAGTTCCTGCTGGAGTCTGACGAAAGCTCCGATGATTGCCGGCAATATGTCAAAAATAATGACATTGAGCAGTTCGGGGAGATATTCGACGAGACCCGAAGCCAGAGCCACGATGAGGTCTTCTGCCGCAAGGATGATCTCGTCAAGATGGTCGCCAAGTGTGACGCAGACCTGCTTGATGATCTCGATCGCCACCGGGATCAGCTTCCCGATATTACCCGTCAGACCGTTGACCACGGCTAATATAATGTGGATTGCTGCATTCATCAGCCGCTCGATATTCTCACCCGAGAGAAGTGTTTCGACGAGAGTCAGGATTGCGGAGACCGCAGGCTCGATCAGCAAGTCGATAGCATCTAACAGACCGACCACGAGTGCGTTCAGAATACTGACCGCAGAAGTGAGGAGCTGCTCTATATTCTCGGGAGATAACAGAGCATTCGCCAGTGTCATAATGAGAGACAGAGCCGTGTCGAGGATGACCGGGAGATTGTTGATGATGCCCTGACCTATGGTCGAGAGTATGCTCATTCCGGCAGTGAGGAGGGAAGGGAGGAGTGTGTCGATCGTTTGAAGGATAGTCGGGATCATACCCTCAAAAACAGAGACCACGTTCTCGATTCCGCTCTCGATCTGTTCCTCCGAGCCGTCGACTCCTGCCGCCATTCCTGCGATGCCGTTGACGACATCCGTGAGACCAGGAAGGAACTGACCGACCATTCGGTTCTTCAAGCCGTTCAGTGACTTATCCATTCTCGTGAGTGCGTCATTGTATTCCGCAGAGGCATTGACCATATCACCCGACATTACTGTTCCGTAGTCTTCAGCCTCTTGAAGTAAGCCTTGCAGAGCTTCCTCGCTCTCGTTGAGCATAGGGATCATATTCTGACCCGAGCGACCGAAGAAGTCCGTCGCAAGAGCCGCACGTCTTGCCTCATCGTCTATGTTCTGGAGACCACTGACGACCATAGCGAAGACATCCTCTCGGGATGCACCCGAGAGATCGTCCATCGTGATACCGAGTGATGCGAACTTGTCGATTGCCGACTGTGTGCCATTCCTCGCATCGTCGAGAGAGTTAGTCAGGGTCTTGATGCCTGCTTCGCTCTCCGACATTGATGTGCCGCACATCTCCATCGCATAGTTCCATCGCTGGAATGAGTCAGTCGAGAAGCCGACCCTCTGTGAAGCCTTGTCGACTTCGTCTCCGTAAGCGGAGACATCTCCTGCCGCATCTATGAGAGCCTTGCCGCCAGCGACAACTGCACCGCCCATAGCACCGACCGCAGTGACGACCGCTCCAACTGCCGCAGCTGCAGCTTTAGCCGCACCCTTTACAAGCTCGCCCCAGTCGACGAACTTCTCACCCGAGTCCTTCGCCTCGTTCCCGGCTTTCTTTGCGTCCTTTCCTGTCTCCTCGATAGCCTCACCCGAGTCCTGTGCCTCGGCTTCCAGCTCGTTAAGAGATGCCGCAGTTGTTGCGACCTCTGCCGCTAACGACGCATACTCTTCACGAGTGATGTTGCCGAGTTCGAGTGCGTCCTTCGCTTTCTCTGCCGCCTGTTGTTCGAGTTCTAACTTCTGCCTTGTCTGCTCGATCTTTTGATTGAGGAGCTCCTGCTTCTGCTGAAGAAGCTCCACGTTGTTTGGATCGAGCTTGAGAGCTTTTTCGACATCTTTCAAGGCAGAGTTGGTCTTTTTGAGATCGGAGTTCACGTCCTGCAATCCTTTAGCCAGACCTTTTGTGTCTCCGTCGATCTTGATCGTTATGCCTTTAATGTAAGACGATGATGCCATTGATCGCCCCTCCTTTTATAGTTTCTTGAAATCGCTCGCAGTTCCTATCTCTGCGTAGTCGTGCGAGTCGTTGTTCTTTTCTGTGATAAGGTCATGAATGAACCCGATGTCCTCGTTGAATGCTTCAGTGTATGAAAGACCCATCTCGAGAGCTCTGTGAAATAGCAGAGCGACCGTCATCTGCCGCTCGCTCCGCTTGGTCAGTTTTTTTCAGCCGCCTCCGAGTGTGTCTTCTGCGTAGAACCGAAGAGACCGCCCAGCTCCGTGAGGACTTCCTCGTTGAAGTCTGCGAGGTTGAACTGGAACTCCCACTCGAGCTCCTGATCCTCGGTCATCCTGTTCATCATTTCCTTGATGGAGTCGTTCGTCGCCTGCGTGTTCATTACATAGGCGAGCTTGATAAATACATCGAGCATCTGGACTCCTGCTGATATGTCGGGATTGTTCCTGAAATTGACCATAAGGTTGAGGATGTTCTTCCCGGTCAGTTTTTCATATAATCTTGTAGTGCCGAGATTAGCCTCGAACGGAAGCTCTCTCTCGCCGATCTTGATATTCTTTCTCATATTTGTGTGACCTCCTGAAATAGAAAAATGCCCGACCAGAGCCGTGAATAACTCTGTGTCGGGCATTCCCTTAAATGTTTGATTAAACCTTATGACTCGACGTCGAAGTCGGGGATGTAAGGTGTCTGATGCCAGTTAGTATAAACTGTCGAATCAGATGTCTCGTCAGCATAAGACGAGATGATTGATGTTGTCCTCTCTGTGCCGCCTGCGTCCTCATAAGTGAACTGCTGGCTTGTAGGGAGGATCGTGATCGGGATGGACTCCGTTGACGGTGTGTTCGTGTCCTCTGTCGTGTTCCCACTGATCTCGGGATCACCGAACGAGCACTTATAGAACACCTTCTTGATCAGACCTGTGTCTGTCTGGAACTCGCAAGTCATACCGAAGTATGTAGTTACCGCAGAGCCAAGCTCGACGACTGCAGCCTTCGCATCCTTCACATAGTTCATGAACGCAGTCCTGACTGATGTCGTCAAGAGAGCCATCTCAAGTGTGCCGGAATAACCAGTCGGATTGACTGCCGGCATAAAGTAGACTCCATCATCAGCATAGAACGGATTTGAGTCTGTGGTCTCCTTCGACAGTGAGAGACTCACTGCACCGGGAAATGCGACTCCAGTGCCATAGGACATCTCAATGCCCTGATCGCCTGTGGTCTCCGTCAGCTTGAAAAGATGGATGTTCTTCAAACCAAACTTTACTTTAGCCATGTTGGATATTTCCTTTCATATTATTTCAAACCTTTTTTAGTTGAACACTGATGTTCTTCTCGAACTCCGGCTCGACTCGCTCCTTCATCTTTTTCTCCGCATTTTCAATGTGGGGATTGGACTTCGTGAATGCGACCTTGCCGTATTTCCCGGTCTTGAGCCGTGTCTTGTGACCCTTCTCGATGAGGTGTGTGAGCTGATACTGTTTGTTATAGACGACGAAGTTTCCCTTCGAGACTTCCTTGTAAGTCCATCCCTTCGCATACTTGCCGCCGTTTCTGGTCTTCTGTTTCGGTGATGTCTTTTTAAGATCATCAGCCGTGTCTTTCGCCAGAACCTTGAGAGTGTCGGTCAGAGCCGTGTCGACGGCACTGCCTGTCTCCTTGAGTATGCTTTGAATTTCCATCGTCATATCATTCATATCAACTGTCATCATCTTCGTCTCCCAGTGCCACGGAATACTCCGTCAGATACATCCCGAGATCATCGTCCCAGTCAGATGTCTTTGTATATGGAATATCGAGCGACGCAAGAACCGCCTCTATTTGCCCGTGTATGCCCTCTCCGTCCGTTTCCGTATAAACATCTATAAAGTTGTTTACAGTGGCGAAATAGACGCAATTATCGGCAAAAAAGGGATTAAGTGATTCTGACCTGAACACGATGTACGGAGGAACGACTTCGTCACCCTCCTGAACGATGATATGATTGAAGAATATCTTGCCGTTTCTGTCGAGCTTCGGAAACCTGTTCACGAATGCCGCATATAAACCCTCAAGACTCGTCATCGTAGTCACCTCCGTTCAGTGCCGCCTGATATGCGCAATAAAGCTCGAGTGTGTCGCTGCTCGCCTCATAAGTTCTGTAAACCTTATATCGTCTGCCGTTATATTCAACGACGAGTTCGCCATTGTACTCGGCAGGATTGATACGAAACTCGAACTCGGCATTGATGCCAGCCTCGGCTGCCTCGAAATACTCTGACCGGGAAAGGGAGACCACCTCGCAAAGAACGGTGGTCTCCTTCTCGGAATAGATTACTTGTGCACGACGGTCTCTTCCGATCGGCTTCCGGGAAACGAGCTTGATTTCAGAATAAATCATGACTCGTCCTCCTTCGCCTTTTCAGAGAAGATCCTGTTGTTCAACCGCCAGCGGAGGTCTCTCGGCATCTCCGTCGGCTCTTTTCTGTTTATCCACTGCCAGCGAGCATAGTCGATGATCAGTTCTCCGTCCTCGGTGTCAGCCTCGTTAAGAGTGGAGACACCCTCACGGATGATTGACTTCTTCGCCGCCTCGATAAGGCTCGAGAGCCTTGCGTCGTAGACTGTGGAGTTGATGATCCCGAGGTCGATCTTCATCCTCGAGAGTAAGATTTCCGATGGTGTAGGTGTCGGCATGACCTTCGCCTCCTTTTAAGATTTAAGATTCGTCGTCTTCGAGTGTCAGACCGCTCAAGTCGAACGTCTGAGTCAGACTGTCGCTTGAATTGCTCTGGATGAACTTGAAGACCTGTGTGCTCTTGTTCGTGATCTTTGCCACGATGCAGAGGTCAGGATCGTTGATAAGTTCAACGAGTCCAGAACCCTCTGAAGGGTCAAGACCGGCGAGGAGCGATGTCGCAGATGAGGAGACCTCGGAAACCTTCAGACAGAGGAAATAACCCTCGCCCCAAGTGTCAACAAGAGAACCCTCTGTCAACTTCTTGAGAGTACCGAGAACCTTATTGTCTCTGAAATGGATTCCGTCCTGTATCTCGCTCACCTTCGTGCCCCAGAGATCAAAGCTGGACGTCTGGGCATCG